TGGCAGGGGTATACTTCATTGCCGTTGCTGGTATTGTTGCAGCGTTCTTTGGCGCACAAGCATTTAGTAAACCCAAGAAGTAGGATATTCCAATGGCCGCACCCACAGAAAAACAATTTAGTGATCTTATATCTGCACAAAGAGAAACAACCAGACAATTAATGTCTGCTGAAGAACGAGCCGCAGCAGACGCTGCAGAGAGTAGACAAACCGCTGGCGGAGCTACCGAAGAGAGTACAAAAAATGCAAATAGAGTGGCTGGTGGTATAAAAGCAGCATCGACACGAAAAGACAATGCCGATGCGGCAGCATCAAGCGCCGGGGAAGATCAAAGTGAGGAGAATTCAAGCCTCCTTTCAAAGATTGGTAAGGGTTTCACTAGTTTCTTATCTTTCAGCAAAGGAAGTGCATCAGCTGACAAAGAAAAGGACAATAAAGAAGAGGGCGACGGTAACAAAGAGCGCGGCCTTCTTGGAAAAATTGCTGGTGGCATAGGTGGCCTTGCTAAAAGTGTCTACGAAGGCGGAAAAGAAAAAACGAAAAAAGGCTTTGGCGGATTTATGAGTATGTTGAAGAAGTTTGCTATCGGTGGACTTATGACAGCATTATTGTTATTTATGAATAGTGAATATTGGGTAAAAACTAAAAAGTTTCTCATGGACGAGCTAATACCAAAGTTAGAAATATTGTGGAATGATTATATAAAACCTTTGGGGCCTATATTTGAAAAATATTTTATAGCTACATGGGCCCATATTAAAGAGCTCTTTTCAGGCCTTGGTGAAGCTTTTGCCCTTTTTTCTGAAGGTAAATGGTGGGAAGGTATTGAAGTATTCTTTTCTTCTATTGGTACATTTCTAGGAGATCAAATAGATTCTATAGCTACCACAATATATAATATGATATCTTCAGTATTCGGTTCTGGCGAAAAAACTGATTCAGTATTCGGTTCTATTTCAAGATTTTTTACACGCCTATATGATGCTGTTGTTTTTCGGATATCGCAAACTTGGAATAAAATTACTGATACGATTAAGGACGTATTTCAAGGCATTAAAGACTGGTTTGGTAAAATGTTTGATTTTGGTACTGTAGAATCAACTATGGCATCTATTATTAATGTATTAACATTTTTTCCAAATATGATAAAGGATGTAGTTGCATCAGCTGTTAGTTGGTTACTTGGTTTATTTGGGTTTGATGATGCTGCTAAAACTGCCGCAAATGCAACTAACTGGTCTATTGGTTCATTAATAATGGATGTGGTTACTTCAATTATAGCTTGGTTTAGTAAAATATTTAAATGGGCTTCTGAAGGTGTTGCTAAAGGTTGGACTAACTTAACTAGTTATGTTACAGGAATATGGACCAGCATTAAAGACTGGTTTGTTGGTATATTTTCTTGGGCTTCAGAAGGCATTGCTAAAGGTTGGACTAACTTAACTGGTTATGTTACAGGAATATGGACCAGTATTAAAGATTGGTTTGTTGGTGTATTTTCTTGGAATGAAACTGTTGAAAAAGGAGACAGCTGGATTGTTAAAACAATTAAAGGCGTAATTAAGATGGCAAAAGATTGGGTATCAAGTCTCTTTGTCTTTGATGGGTCACTTATCAGTCTTGCTGGAACTGCTATTAATGTATTAACATTCTTTCCAAATATGGTTATGAAAGGAATATTGGCAGCATCAAAATGGTTACTTGGATTATTTGGGTTTGATAATGCTGCTGAAAAACTTGCTAATCCAGAAGACTTTAGTATTGGTGGTTTGATAATGAAGGCAGTTAAAACAATTATAGATTGGTTTAAAAATCTACTTGACTTTGACTTTAAATCTCTCTTAGCAAAAATTCCCGGCGCTAGTACTGTTATGAAATTACTGGGTGGCGATGAAGGTGAATTTTATAATCCTGAGACGTTTGGAGACTCTATAATAAATAGGAAAAATGTAGGTAACGCATCAGACGCAGAACTTAAAGAAATTATTAAGGATGATGATTTAAGCGAAGGAGATATGGCTTTTGTTAAACAAGCATTAGCAGAAAGAGAAAGTGCAATCTCAGGTGACATTGGCGGTGGTGGAATAACAAATGAACAAAAAGAGCTGAATAAAATTTTAAACGCGCGACTTCAGCGCGCACAAAAACGGAAAGATAAAAGAGATGAAGTCGCGGAAAGGTTATTTAAAAAAACTTTCGATGAAACAAAAACTAAGCGGATTAGTGGTAGGTCGAAGACCACCCCGATATCGGATAAGATAAACCAAATAGCTATGCGGGAACTGGCAGCCGAGCAGCGGGAGCGTATCCTATCCCGAGGAGAAACGGAAGATAACGCGATTATGAGGAAAGCAAAGTTAGATATGGAAATGGGGCGAAATCGTGGTAGTAGTGCTAATAATAATGTTGATGCATCACAAAAAATTGTTAATGCAAATAAAACTAGTTTTACATCAGTTGCTCAACCATTAGAAAATAAAAGTATGGCAGGCATGACGGCGGGGGGTTTCTAAAAAAATAGGGGGCACAATGCCCCCTATTCTCTCTGTTTATTGTTTAACCTTCTCTTGCAAGTTTCTCAAAATATCCCATAGTATCATCTTCTTCATCATTAGACACTGTAGCCGCTGGAGCAGGCTTAGTATCTACCTTGGGTTCAACCCACGGGGCATCTTCCATAACATCAGCAACATTACCAACCTTAGTAGTTCCAGATAGAACGACATCCAAGCGAGACTTCAACTCATCATACGACTTGAAGTTAGTATCAGCACTAAACTCTGACAGAGGATACTGCTTCTTCCAGACTTCCTCAATCTGATCATCATCATCAAACAAAGAAGATGGTGAAGCAAACTCTGACTTATCATAGTTCCAATAGCCATCTACCTTACGAATCTTCAGCTTGAAGTTTGCACCTTCCCAGAAGTCAAAAGGATTAACAGCAGTTTCATCCTTAAACGCAGGCTGCATTGCTTCCATGCACTTGTCAAAGATTTTCTTACCGAAACGATAGAGCATCACCTTACCCTCGTTCTGAGGATTAGTAGGGTCTTCCACAACATAGACGTTTGCGAAATACTGCAACTTACGCTTCTGGCGACGTGCAATCTCCTTATCAGACTCAATTCCAGAGTTCCAATATGCAGAGTTCATCTCCGAAACAGGATCATTCTTACCAACAGTAGTGAGAGAGTTCTCAATATACCACTGACCAGTTGGCCCTTGAAACGCATGGTTCCATACCTTTGCCCAAGGCATATCTTCACCTTCAACTGCTGGAAGGAAACGAAGAATGGCATAACCATTACCTGACTTATCAACCACAGCCTTCCAGAGGCGTTCATCCTTATAGGACTTCTTTTCTTGAGGGGCGTTTTCTGCTTGGACTGCACCGAGCAGTTTGTCCAAAGAATTGGACTTCTTTAGTGTACTTAACGACATATGTATCTCCTTATGTATCGTATGTTATCGTATGTTAATATAGTTATTATATACAGTTTTATTAGGAATGTCAAGTACCTTCTTGAACAAACCTGATTCTATATAGGTTCTTGTCAGCTTGTCTAAAGTTAACAAGGGCATTCCATGAAAGTCCGATTCTCTCCTCTTCAAGTTGATTTGCCATATGGCCATGATATAATTGGGATTGAAAGACTAACATGGAATTCTGTGTACAGGGAAAAGACAGCTTTGCAGATGTACTTGGATTTCCCTGTTTAAAGTGTTCAGTGAGTGATATAAAAGGTTCTGCTTCATTCTTAACCTTATGAAAATCAAGAGGGGGATGGCCGTCTGATGATTTCAAATAATATGTCCCACTGATAATTGAGTTAGAATGGTTGTGAATTGTTTGTTCACCACCCTTACCATTAATGTTTATCCAGCTCTCTGAAAAGAAAAACTCTTCATACTCCAGACCAAGTTCATTGTCAAGATAATCTTTTGCTTGCATCTCTATCCATGTTGCAATGTCTTTTAGAGATGGGTCAAGTAAAATATTTACAAATTTCTCTGTTCTCAATTTTGTAGAACCCTTATATTTTTCATACGAGAACGATGACAAATCTATAGTATCATAGAATGGAATTGGGCTGTTATATTGTTTTACAATACCTGATGGAAAGATAGGAACACCACTTATGGTCATATTTTAAACTCCTCACAAAACTCTGCCTTTGTTAAATAATTCAGATTGTCTTCTTGAATAAATTCTTTTGTAGAATCTGTCCAATAAAAATTAGTATCTTTAAATTCTTTAAAAACAGTGTGCATCTGGTTCATCCAGTTAATAGAATTAAAACCTTTTGCATCATTAGGCAGATAATTATCTGTTCCTTTATATATGTTGTTCAGCGGTTCGTCATATGACGATAGATCAAATCCCAATATATAAACTTCTGTTGCTCCCTGCTGACATGCAAGGTGCAATGCGGTGTTACCCGCTGACCATCCAATAGGAAAGTCAATAGTATTTATAGGATCATTCTCATTCACATAAGTGATCCAGACGCCCACATCCTTCTCCATCTTCATGCGAAGGTCTTTCATATCCAACTTTGGATTCATCATAATTGCAGCTTCAATCTTCTCATACAATGTAGCAGGGTCTTTCCCTGAAATTACACAATAGTCTGTTCTCTGTGAACTCTTATGAATGAATGCCTCTGGAATATCAAATCCCATAAACGTAAACTCTGCTGCCTCAGCTGGAAGATGTGTCCAGTTTGCAAACCAACATTGAATATCCTTGTAGTACATAGAGTCATAGATTTCTTGCTGCATACCATAGTCAACTGCAACAAGGTTGTCAACCATCACATCACGATAGATTGCATTACAACCCCATGTGATAGCACCAACCTTGTGCTGTTTCTCACTGAACCACTTGCGTGACTCGCCATTACCTATGACAATACTACTCATGTTTTTTTATAATCATTCATCAATGAGAATATTTTTGCAAGCTCATTTGCACAAGCAATCGCAATCAACTGATGTTCCCTCTGTGTACCTTGGGCGCTGCGTAGTTCAATGTAATGAACCCATGAACGTAATGTACCATTCATATACAATCGTGATACAGTGTTACCTTCTGGTAATACTACTCTTGCTTGTTCCTTTGCAACACCCTTCTTGATTGCCCATTCATATGTCTCTACAGCTAGTTTCCACACTTCCCTTTGTTTCTTACGGAAGTCTGAATCTAATTGAATTTCATCTTGAAGATCAAAATCAAGTGGCCAACTATTCTGCCTGTTATTTGGGTCTTGCAAACGAGCTTCCCGTTCATCAAAGGATAATTCTTTAGTAGGGTCAGCATATCGTTGACTAAACTCTTGAAATGAGAAAGAACGATGCCGAAGTATCTGCCGTGCAATATCTCTGGTTGTCTCAATTTCAATACACGCATTAACCATCTCTAGTGGCGACCAGTGTTGATGCTTAATAAGATAACTTATCAGTTTATCACTAGTATCTTTGTTATTCTGGTTATTAGGATTTGAGACTCGCGCACAATATGCAATAAGCTCTTGTGGATCATCCTCACCAGTAACATTGTCTGGTGTATATCTCCTAGAATGTGAAATCAATTTTACTTTCATAATATCTCCTAAATTGGTTCCGGCGGTAGGAATCGAACCCACAACCTATGGTTTACAAAACCATTGCTCTACCGTTGAGCTACGCCGGATTACCATCTACCTACTTATTTGCAACAAACGGCCGACGTTGAGGTTTATTAAAACCCCTCTGTGGGCGAGTCGAATGACGCGACGCAAGCTTGGTCACACGTTCAGACAGTTCATCACTTTTGACTGTCAATTCAGCATTGTCATATTGCAATACCTTTACTTGATTTTCTAGTTCCCGGCACCGTGCCTCAAAGAACCCTTCTACTCGATCCATTATAAGTGGACTCCTCTATGAGTTTCAATAGTATTATTTTATACCGTTCTTGATCAATTGTCAAGAACCTTTCGTAATTATCCATGAGATTATCTAAATCATTCCATATAATATCATCCTCTAATTTTCTATTCCATTCTGGGCCAAACGTGACCAGTTCATCCAGTATTATCAATGTTTCTAATGACACTCTGCCACCTAAAAACTCTTTCATCAATTTGGGGTGTTGACCATTTTGTATATGAAACAAATCCTCAAATGCATCTACCAGAGGCTTCATCTCTACCTCAAATGTATCAAAAAAACCCTGTCGCTTTAACTTCCATGATTCATAGTTCTCATTGCTAAAGTTTGCAATGTAGCCCTTCTTATCCTTGATGAAATTTGCGATGAAATAGTTTTTGATTTCTTTTTCGTATTTGTATTTGCGAGCCAATTTAACGAAGAACGATCTGTCCTTACGTTTATAAAAGGAATCTCGTTTGATGCGAGTCTTGCCTTTATAGGTCACAAAGTCATAATCACTTTTACCAAAATGTGCTTTCATAGCACAATACATAAGATAAATATCAATAGGCTGCATAACAAATACTTTTAGTGGTTAAAAAGAACAGGACACCATAATTGTTGGTGATGCCCTGTTCTTCTATAGGGTTATCAAATAGGCAGCTGAGCCTGTTTTGGGAGAAAATTCAAATCTCTTGCATTGGCTTCAATTTTCTCTTTAAGTGCTTTAGAAATAAGAGAACCTACTGAATCAGGTTCAATGCCTTCATTATCGCAATATAAAAGAACTGCATCCATATGAGAGATTTCTTTCTCTTTCGCTATTTTCTCTATTTCTAGAGTAAATATTTTTGGTGTACTAAGACTCAATTTTTGCTCCATGTTTAATTAAAAGTTATAGTGTGTTTTCACGCCGATAACTCTATCGCCGCTTTCAAAGTCTTTATTGAAATTGATTTCACCATATGGCGAAATACCAAAGGAATCTGTCACATCAAATGTATACCCTGCGGCAAATTCGATATTGGAAATCTCTTCGTCATCCCAGCTGACTGTTGGCAGGACTGATAAATCAAATCCTTTAATTCCAGCAACAACACCAAATTCTGTGGTAGTTGTTTCCTTCGTTACATTATGTTCAGTGTCGGTCACAAAAGACATATCGATTTTTGGCAATGCAGGCAAAACTGCCTTATCTTGTGCCATTGCAGATGTTGAAATACATGCTGCAAATACAGTTCCGATAATAAGTTTCTTCATTTGTTTTAGTCTCCTTAGTTAAAGTTGGGGGGCTAACCGTGGACCCCCCACGAATGTATTACGGCATTACCCGTTGGTAGTGGTATTTAGTCAAACACCCTGTGCGATAGCACGATACCCAGCTGCGATCACAGCACGGGTTGCAGTACCCAGACGATACTTGTTGTATGTCTTGGTTTCCCCTTCAAATGTGCTAACACGTTTGTTGAGGTATACAGGATATCCCTGCATACGAAGAGAACTCATCAATGCACGAACATTTTTAACACCATAACGTGCGGTGATTTGTTTTGCAGTAAGTTCAGAGCCGGATTTAAGAGCGGCAATAACCTTAGATGCCTTCGTATTTGTAGTTGTAGTCATATTATAATTCATCCTTTCAAGATGATAAGTTAGACAATATTGTCAGACACAAAGTGTTTCGTTTGAATTTCACAAACTCATCAGTGACATTATATACAGAGTATAACAGGTTATTAGCTATTTGTCAAGACCTTTTTTGAATAAAGTGGTAGGTTATTCTGTTGCTAAGGAACCTACCGAAACTCCATTAGCACTTACTGCTTACGCAGCAAGGGCCATAGGTGCAAAATTATCGTTTGCGTTTAGTTTAGTGACCTATAAGGCGGTCAATCCACAATTCTCCACTCATCCGTCCTTGCCTGTCGATCCTGTTTCGCC